CGTAATACTATTGCTAAATTATTAGAAGATTGGGGGTTGTTAAAAATCATTTCTACTTTAAAAGAAGATGAATTTTGCCCTCTTAATAAAATTAAAATTATATCATTTAAAGAAAAAAATGAATGGAATCTTGTTCCTAAATATAAAATTGGAAAAAAACGTTTTTAAATGAAAAAGAATTTATAAATAAAGTGCCGCCAGGGAGTATTGTTTAAAACGTACAAACTGGTTGGCACCACTATACGCCGATAGGGTATAGTAATTTTAACCTCGCTGAAAAGGAGAGACTTATGACTCGCGTACAAAAATATGCAATAGGCAATATGGCTGATATTTTAGATAATGTAAGACCGTTTACTGTTGGCTTCACTAGAATGTTTGAAAGTTTAGCCGATGTAAACGACAGTGTAGCAAGCAATTACCCACCCTACAATATTGTAAAGTGTGATGATGAAAATTACATCATTGAAATTGCTTGTGCAGGATTCCGCAAAGATGAATTTGAAATTCAGTTATTACCCGATAATAATAAACTGATTGTACAAGGTGTACAGGATCGCCGTGAAGACAAACGCGATTATTTTCATAAAGGAATTGGATCAAGAAACTTTACACGTTCTTTTTTACTAGAAGGGGATGTTAAAGTAACTGATTGTGAATTTACCGATGGTATGTTAAATATCTTTCTAAAAAGAATCATACCTGAAGATAGAAAACCCAAACAAATTATTGTGAAATAAGGTGAATTAGCTATGGCTCAAGTCCAAGTTATTAAGTTATCAACTGGAGAAGATATTATAGCTTCAGTTGAAGTAATGGATGTTCCTGGTTCTGAAAAAATGGTTATGGTTGAAAAACCCTGCATCATTCTTCTTAGACCTAAAGAACAAAATCCTAAAGAATTTGGCTTGGGCTTAGCACCCTATTGCCCATATGCAAAGGGGTACAAGTTTACCATAGTGAATTCACATATTGTTTCTATCTTTGAACCAGAAGAAACTCTTTTAAATGAATACACAAAAAGATATGGTTCACTAGTACCTACTTCAGTTAGACAAGTACTACAGGAATAACATGAGTGTAGTATTTTCAAAAAAAAGAGGTTTAATTGCTTGACATAGACTCCTCGTTATTATATAATGTATTCACACTGAGAGGAAGATATGTCAAATTTTTATACTTTTGCTAAACACTACGGTAATAAAATACTATATCGTGGTATCGAAAACGGAAAAAGGGTATCTAAAAAGGTACCCTTTTCTCCTACTCTTTATGTTCCTTCAAAGAATGAATCTAATTTTAAAAGCATATTCGGTGATGTTGTTTCTCCAATTAAGTTTGATTCTAATTCAGAAGCATCTGATTTTGTAGAACAATATAAAAACGTATCCAATTTTCCAATTTACGGGCAGACTAATTGGGGTTATCAATTTATATCTGAAAAGTATCCTGAAAAAGAAATCATTTGGGATATTTCAAAAATACTATTGTATTCAATAGACATTGAAACTACCGTTGAGAATGGTTTTCCTGACGTATTCAATCCTATGGAAAGAATCACTCTCATTACTTTGCAGAACAGTGTAACTAAAAAGATTACTACATTTGGTAGTGGTCCGTTTACTCCCGGTGAAGCTACCAAAAACTTTGATATTGATTATAAAGAATGTGACTCAGAAAAGAAACTTCTTCTTCGCTTTATAGATTGGTGGATTGTAAATTGTCCTGATGTTATTACGGGTTGGAATATAAAAGAATTTGATATTCCATATATTATTTCTCGTATGGAAAGAATTCTAGGAGAAGAAGTAGGTAGTCATGCTAAAAAATCAATGAGTCCTTTTAGCATTGTTCGTGACGTTAAAAAATCTTACAATGGTAGAACACATCTGACATATGATATACAGGGTGTTGCTCAGTTAGATTATTTGGACATGTACAAAAAGTTTACCTATGTTACCCGTGAAAGTTATTCTCTAGATCATATTGCTGAAGTTGAACTCGGACATTCAAAGTTAGAGAATCCTCATGACACATTCAAGGAGTTTTACGAAAAGGATTGGAATCTTTTTGTCGAATATAATATCATAGATACTGTACTTGTAGATCAGTTAGAAGATAAGATGAAACTTATCGAACTCTGTCTCACAATGTCTTATGATGCGAAAATGAATTTCGAAAATGTATTCTCTCCTGTAATGACTTGGGACTGTTTGTTTTATAACTTTCTCTTAGAACAGAACATTATAATTGGTCAGGGTAACGGTAGACCTGAAAGAACTATTGCAGGTGCTTATGTACAAGAACCTGTTCCTGGTCCATATGAGTGGGTTGAATCGTTTGATGCGACTTCACTCTATCCTTCTATCATTATGCAATATAACATGAGTCCAGAAACATTAGTGCCAGGTAGTATGTATGAAGTAGATGTTGATGGTTTACTTGCAAGCAAATACAAGTTTGATACTGATGATGCAGTTGCTGCGAATGGTCAAACATTTACTCGCACTAAACGAGGACACTTTCCTAATCTTGTTCAAAAGTTTTTTGATGATAGGCAGCGTTACAAAAAACTAATGATACAAGCTAAACAAGAATATGAGATTAGCAAAGATCCTAATACAAAAAAATTAATATCTAAGTATAATAATTTTCAGATGGCAAGAAAGATTCAACTAAACTCTCTTTACGGTGCTTTAGCTAACAATTACTTCAGATATTATGATGATCGTATAGCAGAGGGAATAACGCTTACTGGTCAATTCATCATCCGGAAGACAGCAAGAGCTTTAGATGAGTTTTTGAATGATATATTAAAAACTAAAGGTAAAATGTATAGTTTTTATACAGACACTGACTCTTGTTATATTACCCTAAAAGATTTAGTAGATAAATTTTTTGCTAAAAAATCTCACAGTGAATTGATTGATATCTTGGATAAGATAGGAAACGATCAGATTGAACCTTGTATTGCTAAAGCTATGAAAGAATTGGCAGAATACACAAATGCCTTTGAAGAAAAAATAGTTTTTAAACGTGAAGCAATTGCTGATAAGTGTTTGTGGGTTGCTAAAAAACGATATGCCATGAATGTTTGGGACAACGAGGGTGTACGATACAAAACTCCTGACTTGAAAGTATTGGGTCTTGAGATTGTTAGGTCTTCTACACCGAAACCTGTCAGGGACAGTCTTCGTGAAGCCGTTCGTATTTGTTTAACTAAGGACGAAAAACACCTGCATAATTTTATAAATGAAACAAAACAAAACTTTAGTAAACTGAGTCCTGAAGAAATAGCATTTCCTCGTAGTAGTAATAACATGGCAACATATGGCAATATCAGTTCAATATATGGTAAAGGTTGTCCTATGCATGTTCGTGGATCTTTACTATATAATTATTACTTGGATAAGTTTGAATTGCACAACAGGTACGAAAAAATACAAGAAGGCGATAAAATCAAATTCATATATTTAAAAGAACCTAACACTATAAGAGAAAATACTATTGCCTTTAAAAGTAAATTGCCTGAAGAGTTTAACATACACAAATATGTTGATTATGATTTAATGTTTGAAAAAGCATTTCTTGAACCTATGGATACCATTGTTAAAACTTTAAAATGGAATACCGAAAAACAATCTACACTTGAGGATTTATTTATATGAAAAATGTTTTAATTGTTGGTTATGGCTTTGTAGGTAAAGCTACTGAATTATTATTGACATATTATACTTCATTCTTTAGGGTTACTAAGTATGACCCAGCATTAAAGCTCCTAGCTGAAGTAAAAAATTATGACTATATTTTTCTTTGTGTGCCTACAAATCAAACTATTGATGGTACATTAGACACTAGCATATTAAGTGTTGCTTATAATCAATGGAAAGATTACGGCAACATAGTAATTCGTAGCACAATTGGTCCTGATCAAGTTAAAGACTTTCCTGATGCTATTATGATGCCAGAGTTTTTGCGCGAGAAACATTGGGAAGATGATGTAAAAGATTTTTTAGTCCCAATTATTGTCAGTGATAATACTTTAGGTAATATACTTAGAGATAATCTTAAAGATAAGTTTGTTGATATAGTTGAAGCGAAAGAAGCTATGATGTTTAAACTTGCTCGTAATTCAGCACTTGCCATGCGAGTAGCATTAGCAAATGAATTTAGAGAAATATGTGAACATCTTGATATAAATTACGACACACTTTCCCAATTATTAGAATCAGATTTTTCTGTAGGTGGTTCACATTGGAAATCTCCGGGGCCAGACGGTAATATTGGTTTTGGCGGAAAGTGTTTGCCCAAGGACTTGACACATATGTCTTCACTGTGTTATAATGAATGTAATATTATGAATGAAGCATTAGTAATGAATTTAATTAGGAGAATGAAATATAATGAGTTTAATTGATAAATTGAAAAAAAATAGTACTATCAAAGATACTGCTATCTTAACAGAGTCTAAATTCTTCGGAGTTAAAGACTTGATTCAAACTGCTGTGCCTGCGTTGAATGTAGCATTGAGTGGTCGTCTTGATGGAGGATTGACACCTGGTCTAACAGTGTTTGCGGGTCCTTCAAAACATTTTAAAACAGCATTTTCATTGATGTTAGCAAAATCGTATTTGGACAAATATGATGATGCCGTAGTATTGTTTTATGATTCAGAATTTGGCACACCTCAAGCATATTTTGATACTTTTGATATTGATAAGAGCCGTGTAGTTCATACTCCTATAACAGACGTAGAACAATTGAAACATGATTCAATGTCTCAGTTAAATAGTATTGAGCGAGGTGATCACGTTATTATCATAGTCGATTCTGTTGGTAATTTGGCAAGTAAAAAAGAAGTAGAAGATGCTCTTGAAGGTAAGAGTGTAGCGGATATGTCTCGTGCTAAACAGTTGAAATCATTATTTCGTATGGTTACACCTCATTTAACAATTAAAGATATTCCGATGGTTGTAGTCAATCACACATATAAAGAAATTGGACTGTACCCTAAAGATATTCTTTCTGGTGGTACAGGAATTTATTATTCTTCTGATAATATTTTTATCATTGGTCGTCAACAAGAAAAAGATGGGCAAGATTTAACAGGTTATAACTTTATTATTAATGTTGAAAAATCTCGGTTTGTTCGTGAAAAGTCTAAGATTCCAATTGAAGTATCTTTTGAAGGTGGTATTAGTAGATGGTCTGGATTACTTGATATGGCATTAGAATCTGGGCACATTATTAAACCTAGCAATGGTTGGTATCAGAAAGTAGATATGAATACTGGTGAAATTATTGATGGTAAATATCGACAAAAAGATACTAATACAAAAGAATTTTGGCAACCAGTGTTAAATGATGAAACATTTAACAGTTGGATAACAAAAAGATATTCTATCTCTAGTGTAGATGGTATCATGCGTGATGAACTTAGTGAACAAGACATTGATGCAGCCTACAAAGAAGTCTGAAGGTCAATGTGACTGTTGTCACATACCTATTTGGGAAGGCGACAGGGCAGTTTGTTTTCACACAGATGATCAAGAAGTTTATCTGTGTGAAAGCTGTATCGAAAAAATTTACGGTGAATATGTAAAGGAAGAATATAAATGATAGTCTTGGTTTGTGGTTTGCCTGGATCAGGAAAAACTTGGTTATCTGAAAAACTTTGTGAAGGACAATCTAATTTTGTACATCTCAATGCTGATCGTGTAAGAGAAGC